TCCACCAGAGAACATTCAAAATGATCTCAAGGAGAAATTGAAAGAGGAATAAAAGGCGGTGATGGATATGGCACGAGTGATCAAGCCTCAACCAGGACCGCAGGAACAGTTTCTATCAACAAAGGCTGATATATGCATATATGGTGGTGCAGCTGGTGGAGGTAAAACATATGCACTGCTGCTCGAACCAATTAGACACATAAAAAATGGTAGGTTTGGATGTGTAATCTTCCGTAAAAACAGTGGACAGATAACAAATACTGGAGGTCTTTGGGATACATCGTATCAATTGTATCCATATCTAGGCGGGAAACCAACTAAAACACCAGTTCCTAAATGGGTGTTTCCATCCGGTATGAAAGTAACGTTTGCCCATATGGCCTTGGAAAGTGACATGTATTCATGGCAAGGATCACAGATCCCGCTTATTTGTTTTGATGAACTTACGCATTTTAGTAAACAACAGTTTTTTTATATGTTGTCACGTAACAGGTCGGATTCTGGAGTTCGCGGTTATATAAGAGCTACAACCAACCCTGATGCTGATAGTTGGGTAGCAGACCTTATAAGTTGGTGGTGGGATACTAAAACTGGATACCCTATACCAGAGCGATCCGGAAAACTACGGTGGATGTTAAGACTTGATGATGTGATATATTGGGCAAATTCACCAGAAGAACTGGTTGAAAAGTATGGATGTGATCCAGAGGATCCTAAGAGTGTAACTTTCATTCCATCGAACATTACAGACAATAAGGTTTTGCTTGCAAATGATCCAGGGTATATGGCCAGTCTTAAAGCTTTACCATTAGTCGAACGCGAGCGTTTACTAGGTGGTAACTGGAAGATACGTCCAGCAGCAGGATTATACTTTAAACGTGCTGATGCAGTTCTGATAGAAGAACTTCCCAAAAATATCATCAAGTGGGTACGAGCTTGGGACCTTGCTGCCACAGAGGACCGTGAGAACGTGAAAGGTTCTGATGGCCCCGCTTATACTGCTGGAGTGCTTATTGGCAAGACAAAAGATGGGAAGTATGTTATAGCCGATGTTGTAAACAAAAGATTGTCTGCTAATGATGTCAGAAAAACGGTAAAGAATACTGCTATTGTAGATAAGATTAAGCATAAGCGTGTAAGAATTAGAATGTCTCAGGATCCAGGACAAGCTGGCAAGGAGCAGAAAGAACAGTATATCAAGATGCTAAGTGGCTTTAATGTCCATTTTGAAAAAGAATCAGGTGATAAAGTAACACGTGCCGAACCTTTTTCCGCACAATGGGAAGCTGGTAACGTTATGGTTATGGTAGCTCCTTGGACAGAGGAATATCTTGGTCAATTGGAATCTTTTCCAGATAGCAAGTTTAAGGATATGGTTGATTCGTCGGCTAACGGATTCAACGAAATAGAAATATCAAACACACACCAAGCACCGCCAAGAAGTGCGGCCGCTGCTGATCGTTCAGGATGGAGGAAATAAGATGAAAAGTAATATTGAATACGATATTAAACAGCAACGAAAGGAAGAGAGAAAATGGATAGTGAAAGTAAAACAAACATGAAAGAAATAGATTCATCTAATTCCTTCAATGGTCCAACACAACGCGTATATAATTCGGACCCAATGGTTGAACTAGGCCGAGCAGGGCAAAAAAAATATGGTGGCATCTTTTTTGAAGAATTCATACCAGAATTAAGAGGTAAACGAGGAGTAGAAACCTATAAAGAAATGGCAGAGAATGACGATATTATTGGTGCCATGATGTTTGCAGTTGAGAATCTTATCAGGCAATCTACTTTTGACATTGTTCCGCAGGGAAAGAAAGATATTGATATAAAATGTGCTGAATTTGTAAAAAGTTGCCTTGATGATATGAATGATACATGGACAGACACTTTATCTGAAATTCTTTCCTTTTTGATTTATGGTTGGTCGTGGCACGAAATTGTTTATAAAAGACGCAGTGGCAAGCAAGATAAAAAAGTAAATTCAAGTAAATACAACGACGGATTGATTGGCTGGAAGAAACTTGCTATACGATCACAGGATACTCTATATCGTTGGGTATATGATAAGGAGGACAATCTCATTGGTATGGAACAAATAGCACCACCTGATTATCAAGTACGATTTATTCCTGCGGATAAATCACTCCATTTCATCACTAAATCACGCAAAAGCAACCCGGAAGGACGTAGTATTTTACGAAATGCGTATCGTGATTATTACTTTAAGAGACGTTTTCAAGAGATTGAAGGAATTGGTATTGAGAGAGATCTTGCTGGCCTTCCAACGATAACACCTCCAGATGACTTCGAAATATGGGATGATACAAACACAGAAGCACAAAAAGCCATGGCTTACGCTGAAATGCTAGTGCAAAACATACGTAGAGATGCTAAAGAAGGACTTGTGCTACCTCCAGGATGGAAGTTGGAACTTTTGAGCAGTGGAAGTAAGAGACAATTCGAGGTAGGCACCGTTATTGATCGTTATGATAAACGTATGGCCATGACAGCAATGGCCGATTTTATTTTGTTGGGGCACCAGGGAACTGGATCTTTTGCTTTATCAGACAATAAAACCGAATTATTCTCTGTAGCATTAGGCACTTACATGGATATCATCGTTGAAGTATTTAATAACCAAGCTATACCAAGACTGATTGATCTTAATCATGATCATTTTGCTGGAATTACTGATTATCCTGTTATGAAGCATGGCGATGTTGAAGATACCGATGTCGAGAAACTAGGTAATTATCTACAAAAAATGATTGGTATAGGAGTAATCACACCAGATCGTAATCTCGAACAATTTGCAAGATCGGCTGGTAATCTTCCTGAAATGTTGGAGGAGGATTATCCAGAAGATGTCATTACAGATGATGCTAAAGAAAATAAAAGCATTGAACATGATCAAACTACTGTAAAGGAAGTCGATGATAATGATCATACTGAAAAATGAAATTAAGAAAGAATATTCATATTTTAGTGCTTTGAGGCATCTAAGAAAAGTGTTAAATGCAAATGAGCCAGAATTGATAGAAATATATGCCAGGAAATTTTCAAAACATCCTGGCATTTCTTATGCAGATTTGAAAGCAGCGATTGAAGATGAATATCTTACTGATGAAATAATCAAAAAATGGCAAAATGAATATGCAAAATTTGTTTATGAGCATGTTGAACCGATTATAAAAAAAGTTGCACATTCAGCCTTTTCTTATTCTTCTAAGAAATTATCATTCCCGCAAAGTAGCGACACATATGAAACGGTGAATGAATGGATTTCTAAGCATTTAGCAGAGCATATCACCAGAATCACTGATGATCAGCAAAAGGCATTAAATTATATCATAAAGCGCGCTGTTTCTACTGGAGAAACATCATCGCAGCTTGTTAAGGTTATACGTCCATTGGTTGGACTAACAAAACCACAAATGACAGCTAACTACAATTACTATAATACTCTTGTTGATACATTAACAAAAAATGGCAGCACTGAAAAAAAAGCGAAAGAAACCGCTCATAAGAAATCTCTTGATTATGCAGCAAGACAGCACCGAAAAAGAGCTGCTGATATAGCTAGAACTGAAATGGCAACTGCATACAACAACAGTGAGTACATTTGTGTAAAAGAGGCCCAGACAAAAGGATACATTAGAACCTTAAAGAAAAAGTGGTGTACAGCTGATAATGATGGTGTATGTAAAAATTGTCGATCATTAGAAGGCGTAGAAGTTGATATCAATGAAATGTTTCAAACATATTTTGGCGCTGTTTTGGTGCCTCCTGCACATACAAGATGCAGATGTGTAGTTCTATATATAGAAGTAGAGTGAGGTGAAAGCATGAGTAATGTGAAAATAGAGAAAACTGATGATGAGCAAAGGCTTGTATTTGGATGGGCAAATGTTGCGATCAGAAAAGATGGAACACAAATTGAAGATTGGCAACATGATGTAATTGATCCAAGTGAATTAGAAAAGGCTGCATATGAGCATGTATTAAAGTTTAGAAACACAGGAGAACTTCACAAACCGGAATTGCGAAAGAAAGGAAAGCTTGTTGAATCTGTTGTATTCACCAAAGAAAAGATGAAAGCTATGGGAATTCCGGATGGAGTGGTTCCAGAAGGATGGTGGGTTGGCTATAAGATTTTTGATGATGATGCGTGGGAAGGTGTAAAAAGCGGGAAATATAAAATGTTTTCCATTGAGGGAACTGGTGAGAGGGAATCAATCGAAAAAGCAAAAGAAGTCAGTGAATTTTCTCGTCGCTTAGCCAAATACAACCCGTATCATGGAAAAGATGGAAAGTTCTCTTCTAAAAAAGGTGGCTCTAAATATTCAGCGAATAAAATAGCGGTTGGCAAAGTTAGTACAAGTGCTTATCAATCTGCAATCCAACGAGAACCTGGCATCACATCTTCCTTAACTGGCATAGCTAAGAAAACTGGTGGTACAATGGTTGGGTTAGATTATAAAGTAAAATCAAAGGAATCTATTGCCAGAAAGTTAAAGTCAAAGAGCAACGCAGATGCTAAGGATCCTACAGAAACTATCAAAGAAATGTATGATCTAAATCGTTATACAATGCAGTTTGATTCAGAAAGTATGACCAAAGGAATAAAAACTACCTTCGATACGTTAAAAAGCGAAGGATATACAGTAGTGAGAGTTAAAAATACTCTTAAAAATGAAAAAGTTGCTTATCGTGGTGTAAACTGTGTTGTACAAGATAAGAGTGGTGGCTATTTTGAGCTACAATTTCATACAGACGATAGTTTGAAAATAAAAGAAATCAACCATAAACTATATGAAAAGCAACGTCTCGACACCACAAGTAGAGAAGAAAAACTTAATCTAGGAATAGAAATGAGTAATAATGCTGCCAAAATCAAGACACCAGATAAAATATCCGAAATTCGGGATGTAAATCTGCTTGAATATACTAAACAATGATAACGAAATGTGTTATACTTACGATGTAAGGAGGAATGATGCATATGACAAACTATTACGGAAGAGTTAGCGTACAAAATAAAGATTTCCTTTTTATCGTTAAAGAAGGGCTTGACGGTATGTTTTCTTGGAATCCAAACAAAAAAGAGTGGATCAAAGAAAGCAATGAAGCATACGAACCAATGTTTGATCTAACACACTTTGATCCAATCACGAAGGATGAAGCCGATTCTTTTATCAAGAGGTATTCTGCGTGATTAAAACACTATTGATAGCGCAAGCACTAGAAATAGCTATAAACGCTCATAGTGGACAAGTCGATCGTGCTGGTGTGCCTTACATTTTTCATCCCCTTACAGTGGCAAGTCGTATGAAAGATGAAAGTTGTGTAATAACCGCTTTGCTACATGATGTTCCAGAGGATACAGAAATATCTATTGAATATATTAAGTCAACATATAGATTCCCACAAGAAGTGATTGAAGCCTTAAAATTATTGACACATGATAAATCAGTACCCTATATGGATTATATTAAAGAGATTGCAGCAAATGACATAGCTAAAACTGTAAAAATTTCAGACTTAGAACACAATATGGATTTATCCAGATTGCCTAATCCCAATCAAAATGATTATGATCGGTTATCAAAATATAAAGAAGCGTATGAATATTTAAGCACCCATTAATGTGAGTGCTTTTTTTACTTCCTTTATTTGAAGAATGTGGTAATATATTACTATATGGATGGATGTGATTAAAGTGGAAGATTTTTTTGTTAACGATTTTATGAAAATATGGATTGCGCCTATAATTACTGCAATCATGAGTGGTATTTTTCTTTATACATTTAAAAAGCATAAAGAAGTTAAAAGACAAATTTCAACAATGGAAGCAGCTGAAAAAGATTTTATAAATTTAATCAGACCGTTTTATATTAAGCCAATCGGTCTAAATGAAACCACAGTAAAAAATATAAGAGAAGAGGTACTTCGTAAATACAATCTTAAAGAAAATCAATTAATAGACTGTGATTCTCTAAAAAACGCTATTACATATGATATTATTGAAACTAGATTTATAAATGAAGATGAAAAAATCACGTTAATTAGATTTATAGAACACAATTTATCATGGACAATAGCTACTTATAGAGCGAAAAAAGATGAGACATATTTTGAACATTTATTAAAAAACGAATATCGCTTGAAAAATATACAAAAAATCATTATTACGTTTTTTTGCTTATTTGCCTCACTTGTTTTGCTTAATTATGGTATATATAATTTTGATTGGACCGAGATTTACCCATATGTGCTAAGCGCTTCATTCGTAGTTGCATTGCTTCAAATTCCTTTTATGTTTAAAGACAAATATCACAATAACAAAAAAGAAAAACGCCCAAAAGAATAATGGGTGTTTTTTATGGACCTTTAGCTCAATTGGAAGAGCAATGAGACATGCCATAACATGTGCATAAGATACAGGTTCGAATCCTGCAAGGTCCACCAATATTAGTAGAAAGCGTCTGATTCAGGCGCTTTTTATATGTTTTTTGATTAATATCCTGAAAGGAGGTGCAAACATGAAAAGAAAATTAAAAAACATGCACGTTTCTAGTGTTGACCTGGTTCCACGTGGTGCAAATCAAGATGCAGATATTGCTTTCTACAAAGGCTTTAAAGAAAAAGAAACTAATGGATTTATAACGAATATTCATGAGGCTATTAAAAAGATGTTTTCTTTAGCTGATATTGAACCAAGCGATGAAGCAATTAAGAAAGCTTCCACCATTTTTAATCGTTGTATCCAGGAATCGCAGGAACGGGCAAAAAGAAATGCTGTAGCCAGTGAAATCGCTGATCTTACCTATGCTTTGTCCGATAGTATTAGAGGCATTATATACGATACTTCTTGTAATACAGAAGAAAAATTGGAAAAGATTAACGAATCATACGCAGATTTCTGCGAAACATTTGAAAAATGTTTTGATTCATGGGCAAAAGGTATCCCTTATACACCAATTGAGGAATTGAGTGAAGATGAAAAGCAATTACGTGTTGATACCTTGAATAAGAGTGTTCAAGAATTGAAAGCAATCATCAGTGAACAGGAAAATGTGGATGATGATTTACTTTTAAAGTCTTATGATGATAACACTGCTACTACAGAAACAGAAGTTATGGAAAATGATGATTTGCAAATCATGAAAGGAGAATCAGTAATGAAAATTGATTTTGAATCTATGAGTGCTGAAGATCAAGCAGCAATCACAGCTATTGCAAAAAAATATGAAGGATCCGAAGGCGATCCAGCTACAGCTGTAAATCCAGAACCTCAGCCAGTACAGAAATCAGCTCATGAAATGGAACTGGAGAAGAAGGTAGAAGAACTGCAAAAGAGCATGGAAATTAAAGATTTACAAGCTATTGCAAAGAAATACGAACCGCTTGGCAAAAAACCAAACGAATTGGCCGAAAAGCTTTATACTATGAAGAAAAATGGTGGGGAAGAGGTAATGAAGGAATATGTGGCTGTTCTTGATACTGCGCTAACTGAACATAACAACTCTTCTTTATTTAAAGAAATCGGAAGTAATCAGAGCTTTACTAAAGGTACAATAAGCTTAAATGCTGCTGTTTCCGAGATTATGAAAGCTGATCCAAGCCTTACTCGAAACCAGGCAATTGTCAAAGCCTATGAGACTAATCCAGAACTTGAAGAAACTATGTAAAGGAGGAAATGGATATGTTTGGAACACATGTAAATACACAGCCTGTTGTTGTTGAAACAGCAAAGGCAAAAATCGAAAATGCAGATGGCAAACTTGTAAAGATTGATACAGATGGATCCGTA